TATAGATTATTTAGGTTTATTAAGAATACCTTATGTTAAAGAAGGTATGAAACAAATACCAAAATTATCTAAACAATTAAATAAATTATATTTAATGAATACTGTTGTAGGAAAAAGTAATGATATTGCAGAATCCTATGAATAATTTAAAATAGTGTTTAAGCTATAAAAAGTTAGTTAACTGTCTGACTTTTTGTATTTGCAAACAATAACCAAAACAGTTATATTTATAGTATATTACTAATAAGGCAAAAAAATGAGTAAGGAAAAAAAAGAATTTAACATTCTTGACACACCATTTGGTGAAGGTCTAGAAATGCAGTTTAATGATGAGTTCTCTAGTGATTTTCAAGAAAACAATTCAGTAGCACAACCACTAGTTCCAGAACTAGAAGATGTAACACCTCAAGTTGATGAAACTAAAGAAGTTGTTAAAGATCTACCTAAAGAAGAAACCAAAGAAACTAAAGAAGTTGCTAAGGTTGAATCTAAACAAGAAACTACTGAAGAGGGTTCTTCTCTCAAAGTATTTGCAAGTTGGTTAGGGGATAAAGGTTTAGTAGACTACGATGAAGAAACTTTTGAAGATTCAGAAGAAGGTCTAAAAAAACTAATGAGTTCTACTGTTGAACGTGAAGTGGAAAACTACAAAAATAGTTTACCAGATGATGTTCACAAGTTAGTAGAATTTGTTGAAGCAGGAGGTAATCCTAAAGATTTTATTAATGCATATTATAATGAAGTAACCTGGAGTGATTTTGAAATAGACACTGACACTACTCAAAAGATTGTATTAAGAGAATATTTAAAAGCACAAGGAGAAGATATTGAAGAAATAGAAGAAACTTTAGATACATATGAAGTTTCTGGTATTTTAGAAAAAAAAGCTAAGAGTGCATTAAGCAAATTACAGAACTATGAGAAAGGTTATCAAGAACAATTGGTAGAATCTCAAAAGAAGTATGAAGCTGAACAAAGAGCAGCAGCTAAGAAACAATATGAAGATTTCAAAGCTGACTTATATGCCAAAGAAGAAATTCAAGGGTTTAAATTAACTCCTAAAATGAAAGATAATCTTTGGGACTTTATTATGAAACCTGATAAGACTGGTAAGACAGGATTACAGAAACATAATGAAACTAACACTAATGCTCAATTCATGTATGCTTATTTAGCAATGAATGATTGGGACTTAAGTAAGTTAGAAAGACAAGTTAAAACTAAAGTTAACTCTGAGTTAGCAAGTAAGTTATCTAACTTTAAAGATGGTAGATCTAAATTAAAGACTGGTCAGTCTGATAGTTTTGGATCAGAAAAATCTTCAGGTAACTTCAGTGTTTTTAAACAAGCTTTAGATAAAGGCTTTTTATAAAAAATAGAACAAATTATTAATTTAATATAACAAAAACAAAATGCAAATTAGTCCATTACAAATAACAAACATGAATTGGCATGCTGGTCTTACTCAAGACTCTCATTTGTCCACATTCTTTTTAACTGAGCCAGCTATTGCTAGTCAAGTTATCACTCGTATTTATAACAAACAAAATGGTTATAAAAATGCTCTTTCTTTCTTAACAGGTGGAATGGGTAAAGCTAAAGAAATTGATGGTATCCAATATCGTTGGAATATCATTGGTGACTCTCGCAAAGCAATATCTATTACTCGTTCAGTATTTGATGCTGCTAGTTCAGTAGGTATTAACGCTACAACTTTTAAAATTGGTGTAGGTGAGAAATGGTTCTCAGAAGGTGACGTTTTATTATTTGACAGTCCAGATTATAAAGCTCGTGTAATTTCTGAACCAATTTATGACGGTGCTGATTACATCTTAGTATGTCAATTAGTTACTGCAGATATTACTAAATCTGTACCTGCTACTTTAGTAACAGTTGGTAAAGAGGTATCTAAAGAATACAACATTGTAGAACATGATCATTCTCGTACATCAGGTGAAACTCACTATGCTACACCAATGATGTTAGAAAATTACATGACTACATTGCGTAAGAAATATTCTGTAACTGGTGCTGCTCACAGCCGTGTTATGGTTATCTCTATGTTAAATCCTGAAACTAATGAAAAAACTAACACTTGGGTAAAATATGCTGAGTGGGAATTTTGGAAGCAATTCATGGATGAAATTGAAGTTATGTTAATGTTTGGTGAATCTAACATTAAATCTAATGGAACAACTGATTTAAAAGGTGCTTCAGGAAATACAATTTATTCTGGTGCTGGTTTAGAAAATCAAATTGCTCCAGGTAACAAACGTCTTTACACTACATTGAATGAAAAAACTATCCGTGATTTCATGGGAGATTTAGCATACAATGGTACTGAAGATGGTCCTCGTGAATATGTTGCTTTATGTGGTCGTGAATTCATGAACTTATTTGATCAAGCTATGAAGCGTTCAGCTTCTGCTTTCAACTTAGTTGATAGTAAATTCATCGCAGGTGAAGGACAAAACTTAGAATTACATGGTCAGTTTATGACTTATACAGGTTTAAATGGAGATAAAATTACATTAAAAGAGTATAAGCCTTATAATGATACAATGAGAAATCGTTTATTACATCCTCAAACTGGTAAACCAGCAGAGTCTTATAAAGCGACTTTCTTAAACTTTAAATCTTATAACAAAGGAGAACCAAATATCCAAAAAGTATATTCTAAAGATCGTGAGATGGTAACAACTTACATTGAAGGAATGTATGGCCCTTATGGACCTAAGAAGAATGGTTCATCTGCAAGTTCAGTAGATGGTTACACATTTGAAGCAATGACAGAATGTGGAGTTATGTTACGTGACCCATCAGATGCTGCTCAATTAATTTTAGATGCTTCTAGCATTAGCTAGTTAAAGAATAAAGGTTTTTTAGAGAGTGTACCTTATATCAAAACACTCTCTTTTTTTTAAACTAATAAAGGCAAATTATTAAAAACAATGGAAGTAATTAACAGACAGTATGTTATTAGACCTATCATACGCAATAAATTTTCAGGTCAATCTTATTACAATAAAACTCTTACTGTAATAATGGGAGCACAGTTAAGTAACACTGGTTTATATAAAACAGGATTATCAACTGAAGATGAAGCACATTTTGAAAAGGAGTTAAACCTAACTAAAGGAACCTTAAGTAAGCGTAATGCAGACTTTTGGGGAGATATGGAAGTAAGGTTAAGAAACGACAAGTTAACAATATTTAATATAGTTAACGCATATGATGAATTAAAGTTTAGAATGTTACAACAACATGATTGGATTGCTAATACAGAGCATGATGTTGTAGGTAATTCAACTGCTAGATTTTACATATATGATCCAGAAGCAGCAAGTAAAATTGAAGATGCTAAAATGGAATTTGAATTTGCAGCAATGGAAGCTTTCCATAAAACAACTGTTGAAGAAAGAAGAGGGTTACTAAGAGTCTATGGTAAAACAGGTGTAGATAATATGTCTGAAACTATGATTAAAACAGAATTATTTAAAGAACTTAAAAAAGACTTTAAAGAGTTTATTAGAATCACTTTAGCTAAAGATACTCCAATAAGAGCTTTAGTAAAAGCTTTAACTGAGAAAGAAATAATTAAACAAAAAGGTACTTATTTTTATAATGGTGAAGATTTATTAGGTAGTTCAACTGACGAAGTTGTAAGTTACTTATCAGATTTAAAAAACCAAGCTATTAAATTAGCATTAGAAAATAAATTAAAACCTAAGAAAGCCAAAACTGAATAATGACTATTGTAGAAGCTCATCAAGAATTTAAGTTTAGATGTGATAAATTAGATGCTCTAAATTATCCTAACTTCTTACCAGAAGAAATAGATTTAATTTTAAATAATGCTCAACAAAGAATTATTAAACAAAGGTATGGTCTTTCTAATAATAAAAGACAATCTTTTGAGGAAACTCAGAAAAGAACTGAAGATTTAAAAAATGTTACAGTAAATGCAGTATTAACACCTTTAGCTTATGCTTCAGATAATATTGATGTAACTGCAAGATTTTTAACTTTACCTACTGATCATTGGTTTACTGTACAGGAAAGATGTAGTATTACATGTACTATATGTGGTGCACCAGTAACACAATTAGTTGAAGTTATTCCAACAAGTCATTCAGAATTTTCTAAAGTAATCAAAGATCCTTTTAAACAACCTACTAATACTAAAGTTATTAGATTAATGGAAGCAGGAAGAGTTGAATTATTATCATCTTGTACAATTGTAGATTATAGAATGAGATACATTAAACAACCAGCTACAGTTAATATTAATACAGGTGTTACATTTGATTTATCTGAACACATGCATTCAGAAATTATAGATCAAGGAGTATCAATAGCTTTAGAAGGAATAGAGGGTAAAAGAACACAATCATTTAATCCTTTGATTAATAACACTAACGAATAATAAATAAAAATTAAATTAAAATGGCAATAGCAACAATATCACCTAAGTATTTCTTGGGTTCATTTATTCCAAATGTTAAAATTTTATCAGCTAAAGTTGATGAGATTATTAATGTAGTTAATGGTACACAAGTAGCAGTAACACAAGGAACAAGTATTACAACTGGAGTTACAGCTAATGCAACTAAAGGTGTAATTACAACTGTAAGTTTAACTACTGCAGCAAGTACTGTAGCAGGACCTTTTGTAGTAACTAACCCTAAAGTAACAACATCATCTATTGTTCAAGCAACTGTAGAATATGCTACAGGTAAAACAGGTTTTCCTGTATGTTTAATAGAAGCAGTAGCAGCAGGATCTTTTAACGTAAGATTATTAAATGCTAGTACTGGTGCAGCATTAAATGATGTAGTTAAAATACATTTTGATGTAATCAATTAATTAAAAACAAATATCTTAATAAATAAAAATTAAAAATTAAAAACAATGTCAATTCATAAAGTAACAAACACATTTGTAGGTAATGGTTCAGCATTAGAAGCTTCCGTTAATACATTAACTCCAGGTAAATTAGGAGTATTTAAAGCTGATCAATCAGTTTTAGCAGCAGCTCAACCTTATGTTGCAGGAACTGCAACTAATGATATTCAGTTATCTGAAACATTTGCTGATGGTTCATTTAAAAAATCAATGAAAATTGATGGTCGTGCAGTACAATCTGCAAGATTTGAAAAATATGCTCCTGCATCTCGTGATGTATGGACTATTGGTTATCAACGTGGTTATAGAAATGCTGATGGTACTACTTACACAGCAGCAGGTGGTTCAATTGAAGTAAACAATTCTTCTGATTATACAGCTAGTATTCGTTTTAAAAATGATAAATCTTTGTATTCTGAAAGACCAGAAATGTTAAGAATTAACTTTACATCTTCTGCAACAGCTACTCAATTATCTATTGCTACTCAAATTGCAGCATCAATTAATAACAGTGGTTTTAAAACATTAGTAAAAGCCGTTGTAATTGGTAATGGTACAGGTATTTTTGGTTTAACAGGTGCTACGGCATATGGTGTTGAGATTACAGCATTAGATATTAATCAATTCCGTAGTTCAACTTACAAAGAAAATCGTGTATATTTTTCAGTTCAAGTAGAAGATGCTACAGGATTTGGAACAAGTACAACTTGTACACAAATTTCTGCAAATAGTCCAGGTGAAGGAACTTATAATTATGTTTATAACAAAGAAAACTTTGATTATCAATATGAAGGTTTATCTAATCGTAGATTATGGCCAGCACAACAAGTTAATTTTAATGTAGTTAACACAGGAGTATTAACTGGAAATATGGCTGCTGTTGTAACTAATCCTACAGGTAACGTAGTAACAATACTTGATGAAGATGTAGCAACTGTTACTTCAACATTAGCATTAAGAGCAGGTGAAATTATTGAT